GCATGGGTCGAGGCGGCCATGGCGCGCTGGGTCAAGCCGCTACGCCTGCCCGAGATGGACAGTCTCGGCGTTGACGTGGCACGCGGCGGTAGAGATCAAACCATCATCGCAAGACGCCACGGCATGTGGTTCGACGAGCCGCTCACCTACAAAGGCAGCGAGACACCAGATGGCCCGACAGTGGCCGGGCTGGTTATCGCAGCGTCACGCGATCAGGCGCCCCAGCACATCGACGTCATCGGTGTAGGCAGCTCGCCCTACGACTTCCTCAACACCGCGCGCCAACCTGTTATCGGCGTTAACGTGGCGGAGAAAGCGCTCGGCACCGACCGCTCGGGACGCCTGCGTTTCCTCAATCAAAGGTCTGAGCTGGCGTGGCGTATGCGCGAAGCGCTTGACCCAAATAACAACACGGGCATCGCCCTGCCCCCGAACGACCAACTGCGCAAGGACCTATGTGCCTACAAGTGGGAGCTTCAAGGCATGGTCATCAAGGTCGAGAGCCGCGAGGACATCATCAAGCGCATCGGGCGCTCGCCCGATTACGGCTCTGCGTACTTCCTCGCGCTCATCGACACCCCTAAAAGGCACTTGTTAACCGGTACGCGTAACGGGCAAGCGCAGCATTATGATCCTTATAGCAATCTGAAATGAGGACATGACACATGTGCGACCCCGTAACCCTAACTATTGCCGCTGTCGGTATCGCTGGTGCAGGTGTTAGCGCCTATCAAGGACAGCAGCAGGCGAAAGAGACAAAGAAGGCCAATCAACAAGCGAAAGAAGCGTCCGATAAGCAGCTAGCTATCGCCGAGCAAGAGATCAACAAAAAGGACGCGCGCAACCCGGACATAAGCAGTATCAGCGCTGGTAATCAATCAGGCGATAACTCCACCAGTACGATGCTCACGGGTGCGGCAGGCGTCGACCCCACGAAATTACTACTCGGAAAGAACACCCTATTAGGCGGTTGACGTTATGGCAATGACACCACGCGAGAGGCATAACGCCAGGTGGGGGGCACTCAAGACAGAGCGTTCTAGCTGGGACGCCCACTGGAAAGAGATAAGCGAGTACCTGCTGCCTCGCTCCGGACGCTTCTTCACGGAAGACCGCAACCGCGGCAACCGCAGGCACAACAGCATCTACGACAGTACCGGCACCAAAGCGCTACGCGTCCTCGGCGCCGGACTTATGGGCGGCGCGACTTCCCCCGCGCGCCCGTGGTTCCGCCTCGCGACGCCTGATAAAGACCTCATGAAATACGCCCCCGTAAAGGTATGGCTGAACCACGTCACGCACGGGATGCTCAACATCTTCCAACGGTCGAACACTTACCGCACGTTACACAACATGTATGAGGAGCTGGGGGGCTTCGGCACCGGGGCTGCCGTACTCATGGACGACTTCGACAGGGTCATCCACCACTACCCGCTGACCATTGGCGAATACGCCCTCGGTACGGACTATAAAGGCAACGTCAACACGTTATACCGCGAGTTCGATAAAACGGTCGGCGCGCTCGTAGAGGAGTTCGGCCTGAATAATTGCAGCCAGAACGTCCGCAATTTCTACGACCGTGGCTCTCTCGACCAGTACATCACGATCATTCACGCCATCGAGCCGAGGCGTGACCGCGACGTCCGTAAGAGGGATGCGCGCAACATGCCTTTCAGCTCGTGCTATTTCGAGCAAGGCGGGCAGGACAATGTGTACCTCCGCGAGTCAGGCCTTAAACAGTTCCGCGCGCTCACACCCCGGTGGGGGGTCACGGGCGGCAACACCTACGGCGATACTTGCCCCGGCATGGAGTCCCTCGGGGATATTAAGCAGCTACAGCACGAGCAACTGCGCAAGGCGGAGGGCATTGACTACATGACGCGCCCGCCGTTGCAGGTGCCAAGCGGTTTGAAGAACCGTGAACTCGAGAGACTCCCCGGCGGTGTGTCCTATGTGGACATGGCAGGACCAGGCGCCGGTGTTAAAACGCTCTTCGACGTGAACATCAACCTGCAGCACCTGCTCGGTGACATTCAAGACGTGCGGGAGCGCATCCGCGGGACCTTCTACAGCGACCTGTTCATGATGCTCGCAAACGACACGCGAAGCGGTACTACGGCAACCGAGATCGCGGAGCGTCACGAGGAAAAATTACTGATGCTCGGCCCCGTCATCGAACGGGTGCACAACGAGCTGCTCGACCCGCTGGTCGAGATGACCTTCACCCGGATGCTTGAAACAGGCGTCGTGCCCCCGCCTCCCGACGAGCTGCAAGGGCAAGACCTCAATGTCGAGTTCGTCTCGATGCTGGCGCAAGCGCAGCGTGCTGTCAGCACAAGCAGCGTCGACCGCTACGTCGGCAACCTCGGCCAGATCGCCACATTCAAACCGAACGTGCTTGACAAATTTGACGAGGACAAATGGGCCGATGCTTATGCCGATATGCTCGGCGTTGACCCTGAGCTGGTCGTACCTGACGACAAAGTCGCGCTGGTGCGTAAGGCGCGAGCAGAGCAGCAGCAGATGGCGCAGCAGGCGGCCGTGCTAGAGCAGGGAGCCACAGCAGCCAATAAGCTCGGCAACACACCCACGGATAACAAGAACGCCCTGACAGATGTAATACAGCAGTTTTCAGGGTACACAACGCCACAAGGAGTATAAGGCATGACAAACAGATTAGTAAGCGGCACGCCTTTTCTCGTTGATGATTCAACGGGGGACATCGTAGGCCTAAGATTAGCTGATGGTAGCGAAAAGCTATTCGTCTTCACCACAGGCAGTCAAACGCTAACAGGGACGAAGACCTTTGCAGATGTCGTAGTTACCAACCTCGACGCGGGCGCGTCGGGCACCGCGGGTACTGTTGACATCTTCCCGACGACAGCAGCGAAAGGCAAGGCCACGTTCTCGGTCGCAAGCCAGACGAATGACACCACCGTCACCCACCGCACCGCGGCGATGGGCCAAGCGACCACAATCACCACGCCCGACCCAGGCGCAGCAGCGGCTTCTGTCGTACTGACTGAAGGTGCGCAGACCATCAACGGCGCAAAAACGTTCGGAGGCGCAGTAATTCGCGCAGGGCGCCAGATCATCATCCCCGTCTGCGGCAACGCTAAGGTAGGAGCGACCGCAGGGTGGGTAATTACCGGCGGCACCAATAAAAACAGCGCGACGCTACCCGCCTCGCAGACGGCGTCAACACTTGTCATCCCCATCTCAGGCCTGGAAGTGGGCGACACGGTAACGGCCGTCGACGTAGTAGGCCAGGTCGAGTCGGCAGGCGGCAACGTGACGCTCAGCATGGACGTACGGAAGCTCACCGCCGCCGCGGAAGACCTTACGGACGCTTCCCTCGCCACAGATAACGTCGGCACCTTGGTCGCCGATACCGTTCTATCGTCAGCTAACCTAGGGGTCACGGGGCTTACTGAGGTTCTAGCGGCGACCGAAGCACTTTACGTGCTTCTGACGGGCACGACTGCGGCGTCAACGGACATCGACGTCATGAGCTTGGTGGTTACCGTAACCAGGTCTTAACCGGTACGCGTATCAGGCCGACGAAAGACTAGGATTAAGAGCATGACCACAGACCCGTTAGATACTCGAACGCAAGAGAGGATGCTCGCCGACCGAGAGGAAAAGCAGCGCCTTACCGCGCGTCAAGAGGCTGACGACGTGAAGTGGTTGATGAGTGATAAACGTGGGCGCCGCTTAATGTGGGGCCTGCTTGAAAAAACAGGGTTGTACAGAACCAGCTTCACAGGAAACTCAGAAACGTTTTTCCGTGAGGGGGCAAGAAACGTTGGTCTTACCTATATGGCACTGATTAACGAGCACTGCCCGGAGCGCTACAACTCGATGGTATCGGAGCAACGTGAACATGACAAACGAAACGCTGATGACGGGCGACGCAGCAAGTGACACTAACGCTAGCCAAGGACAGCAAGGCGCAACTGACAATGCCGCAGGGGCAGAAGCAGGCTCGCCAGCACAGCAGGTAGACAGTACCGTAACCGACCCGAAGGCCGAAGGGCAGAAGGAAGGGGACGCTTCTGAAGGCGATAAGCAGGATGACGCCAAACAGGGCGCGCCTGAGCAATACGAATTTAAGTTCGCTGAAGGTGTCGCAATAGACGCCGACGCGCTCAAAGAGTTCGAAGCATTCGCCAGAGAGAAGGGTCTTGACCAGGAGAGCGCGCAGGCAATCGCCGACTTCGGGCCGAAGCTGATGGAGAAATTCGCAGCCAAGCAAATCGAAGCGGTAGAGCAGCAAACGAATGCCTGGGCGGAAGAGGCGAAAGCCGACAAAGAGTTCGGGGGCGATAAGCTCGCGGAAAATCTGTCGGTAGCTAAGAAAGCGGTAGATGCTTTCGGCTCACCCGAACTGAAGGCCATGCTGGGTAAATTCCACCCGACGGAAAATCCGAAGGGCACCGGCCTCGGCAATCACCCGGAAATTATCCGGTTGCTCGTCAAGGCAGGAAAAGCGATTAGTGAGGACACAATGGTGACACAAGGCGGCCAGCAAGGCACCAAAATGGACCCGGCGTCAATCCTCTACCCGACAATGAAGAAATAAACAATCAGCAAGGAGTTTGATACATGACAACTTTATCAGCAACACATCCTACGCTTCTCGACGTGACGAAGCGCCTGGACGCGAACGGCAAGATCGACACGATCGCCGAGATGCTCAACCAAACAAATGAAATACTGGAAGATATGGTATGGCTAGAAGGTAACCTGCCAACAGGTCACCGCACGACTGTCCGTACTGGCCTTCCTGCACCGACATGGCGTAAATTGTATGGCGGCGTGCAGCCCACCAAGAGCACCACAGTGCAAGTCACTGACTCTTGCGGTATGCTAGAAGCATACGCCGAGGTCGACAAGGCACTGGCAGACCTCAACGGTAACACCGCGGCGTTCCGTCTTTCTGAGGACCGCGCCCATATCGAGGGGATGAACCAGGAATTTGCGTCAACCCTTTTCTACGGTAACGAATCCACGGAGCCAGAAGCTTTTACAGGCTTCGGCCCGCGTTTCAACAGCCAGTCAGCAGAGAACGGAGGCAACATCTTGACCGATCCGGCCACGCCGGACAGCACCGACAACACGTCTCTGTGGCTCGTGGTGTGGGGTCCAAACACCGTCCACGGTATCTATCCAAAAGGCTCTAAAGCCGGGCTGTCTCACGAAGACAAAGGCCAAGTGACAATCGAGAATATCGACGGCAGCGGCGGCCGCATGGAAGGCTACAGGACGCATTACCGTTGGGATTGCGGACTGTCTGTCCGTGACTGGCGCTATGTGGTGCGTGTGAACGTCGACCAGGAGGACATTGTAGCGAACGCGGCAACAGGCCCAAACCTTATCGACTTGATGACTCAGGCTCTCGAGCTGGTTCCGAACCTTCAGATGGGGCGCCCTGCGTTCTACATGAACCGGACCCTGCGCTCATTCCTGCGCCGCCAGATCGTAAACAAGGTAGCCAGCTCAACGCTGACTATGGACCAGGTAGCAGGTAAGCACGTCGTTTCTTTTGATGGCGTCCCCGTACGTCGTTGCGACGCGATCACAAACACCGAGTCTGGCATCTAATGTCTGACTGACCGTACACAATTTTAAAGAAGGATTAAGACAATGATATTAGATGAAAGAGGCGAATTTTGCGACGCCACCTCCGCCATTCTCGCTGTTGGTAACGCGATTATCGGTGACGTTATCGACCTTGGGGCAAACCCTACACTGCGCGACCTCGGCGCGGGCGAGCCGATTTATCTGGTCATCCAGGTAGACACCACTTTCGTAGGCGCCACGTCTACAACGAAGTTCGAGCTTGCCTCCGATAGCACCGCTAACTTAGCGACGAGCAAGACCGTTCACTTAGCTACCCCGGACATACCGGTGGCGACACTGGTGGCAGGCTATCAGCTCGCCTACGCGTTGCCTCTCGGCGCGACGTACGAGCGCTATCTAGGTTTGTGGCAAACGGTCGGCACGGCCAACGTTACGGCAGGTAAGATCAACGCGTTCTTGACAAGGGATGTCGCGAACTTCGTTGCCTACCCTGATGCAATCTAACAGGTAGAGGGCGACTCCGGTCGCCCTTTTCTCCACAATTGAAGGTAAGAAACATGCAAGTAAGAGCTATACAAGACGGATTTTATAAAGGCAAACGTGTCCGCGCGGGGGCAATATTCGACTTCCCCGAAGGCCAGAAACTAGGCAAATGGATGGAAGAAATCAAAATACAGAAGCCCATCGTAGGTAAAGCTCCTGTGAAAGAGCCTACCACTTTCAGCGAAGTGAACGCAGGAAGCGGGCAAGGTGCTAGCGCCAAAGAGGACGCCGTCAAGAAAGCCCTGGCCGGTAAGAACCCAGCTAAGAAAGAAGACAGCGACGCGCTGGTGTAAGACGACGCGCGAGCGAGGAAGTATAGGGGGCCTCGCGCCCCCTGTTTTATTACAGGAGACGATACATGGCCTCAGATATTGACATCGCTAACCTAGCGCTTGCACACCTTGGCGATGATGCCACGGTAGCAAGCCTCGACCCTCCCGAGGGTAGCGCGCAGGCAGAGCATTGTGCCCGGTTCTACCCGCTGGCACGTGACGCACTCCTCGAGATGCACCCGTGGAATTTTGCCACCAGACGCATCACCGCGGCCGAAGTCACCGCGCTTGAGACGGG